CGGTCGCAGGACCGTGGGGTCAGCGAGCTGGTGGTGCGCAACACATTCGTTCCAATCGTGAACGCTTGCCGAATCTGCGGTCAGGTTGGCATGTGTCGTGGATGGGTGGACCTGAATGGGCTGCGAACAAGATGCGATCGTTCTCTCATCAAGAACTTATGGTCGCAAATCCTGAAGAGTTCATGACCGAGAACTATCGTGTCGGACGATCGATACGCGGCGAAACATTGTGGGAAGTTGATATCGATGACTACTATCCAAAATATATTCGTGAAGGTCTTGCACCTGAATCCTGGTATCGCAAGCGATGATCACAGTTGTTGGACTTGCGTGGGGTTCCGCATACAAAGACGAGGTGCAAGGTTGGTGGGATTCTGTACAGGCTTTGAATCCATCGGTTGACGATATTGTGATTGCCTATCATCCTGACGATGATTGCGGTGTCAAGGATTTGCCATGTCGGCTTGTTGAGTGTCGGATTCGGACTTGTGATGCGATGATCAATGCGGCGATTGAAACAATCCAATCTGGTTGGATTGCGCCATTGGCGATGGATGACAGGTTCTATCCTGATGCATTCAAATGCCTGCCACCAAACATTGAGAAGATCGCCGATGTAGTTGCAAACACTTTGAGATTCAAATCAAACGGCGGTGTGAACCCATCCATGCCTGAACTCATGTCAAGTCAACCAATGTCGAATCATGTTATGGGAACATCTTGGTTCACAAAAGATATCTTCAAGCGGGTTGGTGGCTATCCAGATGTCTATTGGTCTGATTGGGGTTTTTGGTGGAAGTGTTGGGTGCATGGTGCGCGCTGGTTCAAACCTGCTGGAGTGCAGGTGTTGGTGAACGACATCCGACCTAATCGGATCTCATCTGATCAGAATAGTGAAGCCGATATTGAGATGCGCAAGTTCATCGCCGAGTACACTCGACCTGACTCTGAAGTAAGATAAAGGAACTATGGCTATCACCAACGGCTATGCCACACGCAACCAGATCAAGGCTGCTCTTCGTATCGGCACGGCCGACACACAAGACGACGACCTGATTGACAACTGCGCTGGTGCAGCCAGTCGGCTGATTGATGGTTATGCGAACAGACAATTCTGGAAATACGGTTCAGCAACGACACGAGTGTTCACCGCAGGCAACGAATATGTTTGCGAGATCGACGACATCTCCTCGACATCATTGACTCTCAAAACTTCGACACTTGCTGACGGCGTATTCGATGTGACATGGACAACCACCGACTACCAGTTGGAACCAACGAACGGAATCTTGGATGGACTGACAGTTCCTTACACGCGCATCCGTGCAGTCGGCGACTACCTATTCCCAACCTTGAACGCGAACTACGGCTCAGAAGCATTGGTGCAACTGACCGCAGTCTATGGTTGGCCATCTGTGCCTGAGCCGATCACACAAGCGGTGATCATTCAGGCGTCAAGAATCTTCAAGCGTTACGATTCACCGCTCGGCGTTGCCGGCTTCGGAGACTTGGGTGCGATACGAGTGACACGCGCACTCGATCCAGATGTCGCACAACTCGTCGAGCCTTATCGCCGAATGCGGATGTTCGCATGACCGCAACAGTCACCGAACTCAAAACAGGTTTACAAACCCGTCTTGCAACAATCACGAACCTTCGCGCCTACGCACAACAACCCGACCAAGTAAATCCTTCGCTTGGCGGTATCGCATGGCCGACCTTAGAGTCGATCACCTATCACGGTGCGATGCGGGCAGGTCTAGTCACACATGTATTCACGGTCAGTGTGATCGTCGGCCGTGCAGCTGAACGCACAGCACAAAACCTGATGGACACCTACCTGTCTTATGACAACGGGATTCGCGCAGCAATCGAAGCCGACACATCATTAGGCGGATACGCACAGACCTTGATCGTTGAAGAAGCCAGCAACATCTCAACCGTGGACGCCAACGACACGACCTATCTGACGGTCGACTTCCGTGTCGTGGTGTATGCTTAAGCCATGGCAAAGTACCAGGTGGTCGAAGGTTTCACCGTTCTAGACAAACAATATCCAGCCACTATTGATGGCGAAGATATTGATCATCTAGACTCTCTACTGCAATCGGGTCGCATTGTTCCGGTAGCGGATAAATCAACCTCGAAAGCCGACAAGGCAGGAGATAAATAATCATGGCAAAGTTAGTTCTCACAAACACTTCAGTCACTCTCAACGGTACAAATATTTCCGATAGCGTGGCTGCTGTAACAATCAGCACTTCGGCAGCAGAGGTACCAACAACTTCGTTCGGGTCTGGTGGCGCAGTAACTCGCGTGTCAGGTTTGATCGACAACTCTGTGACACTCTCGTTGCACAACGACTACAACGCCATTGACGGACTCATCATGCCATTGATCGGCTCGACTGCTGTCACGATGATTGTCAAAGCAGGAACAGCCGCAGTTAGCACCGCAAACCCTTCCTACACATTCTCAGTTCTTTGCACCGAGTTCACACCAGTGAACGGCGCAGTGGGCGAGTTGAACACAGCCGATGTAACTTGGCCAATCAGCGGAACAATCACAAAAGCAACTGCATAATTCTTAACACTTAGGAGGTAAGAATGAAAATCAATCTAGAAGTCACCGCACTCGATGGCGGCGTCAGCAAATGCACGGCACAGTTCGCCGACTTCATCGCCTTCGAAGGCGAGAAGAATCGTTCTGTCGCAAACTTCCAAACAGAACTACGCCTCACCGACCTCGCCTGGTTGGCGTGGCATGCGGAGAAGCGCACGAAGAAGACCGCAATGAAGTTTGAAGAATGGATTGAGACAGTTGAGAGTGTGGAGGTTGGAACCGACTCTGCGGTGATCAACCCTTTGGAGAGTCCTCAGCCCACTGGCTGATCGCATACCTCGCCTGCGAGACACACATAGCACCATCGGTGCTACTACAAGAATCACCTAGAATGCTTTATACGATGCTCGGCTATCTGCGCTGGAAGAGTGTCAAGATGAATCCGAACCAAAGGATCTAGTTATGGCCTTCTCAGCGTTCCCGAATCTGCCAGGTGACACAGGTGGGACTCTTGGTCGTGCCGGCACCGCCGCAGTCGCAGGCAACACAGTCGTAGTCAAAGACCTGTTTGAGACTCTACGGAAGTTCTCAAAGGCTTCTCCGCAGTTCAATAAAGAGATGCGCAAAGTCGCCTACACGGTGGCAAGAGACTTAGAATCAAAAGTGAAACTTGAAGCAACCACGGTCAGTCGAGCCAGTCAGGCGATACAGGTCGCGAAAGGTTTACGGGCAAGCAATGACCGTATCCCGACAATCAAGTTGCGTGGCAAGGAATCGTTCGTGTCGAAGTCTCGTCCGAATAGTAAACGCAAAACTAAGGTGACTCGTGCCGATGTGTTCTTCGGTGCGGAGTTCGGTGGTGGTGCTAGACCGACCACAAAACAATTCTTAAGACATCGAGGACAGTCGGGCTACTTCTTCTGGCCTACCGTGCGGAAGCAAAAAAACGCCATAGCCAAGGAATACCTGGATGGCATGGATCGTGTGGTCAAAGAACTGGGCATCGGCTGATACTTGCATTCGGCTCAGGATTCGCTATCCTGAACCTAGGAGGTTCTGCACAATGTTTGAAGTCGTCGGGTTTTCATCGGTCAAATCCATCTACCCGAAGACCATCGCCACATCTTGGATGGACTTTGCAGCGATGCTCGGCAATCATCAAGAACGAGCAAACAAGTCTGACGGTTCGCTGTACTCGCCAGTCACCTATCGTGAACATACAACTCGTGGCAACCGCAATGTGCAACACATCTGGGCGTTGGTCGCCGACCTTGACGGCGAAGCATTCGAGCAGGCTGATCTCGGATCGTATATACATTTTGCCTACACAACCTGGTCACATCGCAAAGACAATCCTCACTGGCATATCGTTGTCCCATTTGAGCAGGCTGTGCCGGTACAGAATTGGGAAGAAGTTTGGTATGAGACACATGAGCGTCTTCGTCTCAAAGGCGACCCAGCGACTAAAGACCCAGCGCGTATCTTCTACTTGCCACAGCATGAGGCTGGTCAGGAGTTCCGCACACATCATTCAGGTTGGCGATTCCTTGATCCGACCATCACCGATATTGCAGCACCGACACGCACATTCTCCACACCAAACATCCGCACAACTCGTCAGCCGCGTCGTGGTAATCCGATGCGCTGTGTTCTTGACCCGAAGTGGTGGGATGCTCCAGTCGACTTATCAAAATATGATGGTATGACACAAGAAGAGATTCATCTTGACATGCAACGCGAGTGGGCTGAACTGCGTAAACGGATGCTCGCTAACTGAGTAGAATTGCGTTCACCATGGCAGGTGAGCGCACATTCGTTGTAAAGATTCTCGGCAATGCCGACGGTGCTATTACGGCGTTCAAGAACCTTGCCCGCGAAGGACAACAATCCATTGAGAAGGTTCAATCCATCGGTGCCGGACTTGGCAAAGCATTCGACTTCGTTAAGAAGGGTGCGTTCGTTGCGCTCGGTGCATTGACCGCGGTTGGTGGTGCAGCAGCAGCTGCGGTCGCAGCGGCGGCAGCCGACGAGAAGTCGCAGAAGAGTCTTGAAGCACAGTTGATTCGTTCTACTGCGGCAACAACCGCACAAGTCCAAGCAACCGAAGCATTCATTCAACAGGCAATGATGGCGACAGGTATCGCCGATGACGAACTTCGTCCAGCGTTCGGCAATCTTGCCCGTGCCACAGGTGATCTAGAGAAATCTCAGCGTCTGTTTGCACTTGCACTTGACATAAGCGCAGCGACAGGTCGTGACTTGGAGGCCGTCACATTGGGCCTCGGTCGTGCGGCGACGGGCAACATTGGCGCACTTACAAGACTCGGAATCCCGCTCGATGAGAACACTAAGAAGAGCAAAGACTTCGGTGCTGCACTCGTAACTTTAGAGAAACAATTTGGTGGTGCATCAGCAGTCGCAGCAGACACATTCTCTGGACGAGTAAAGATATTGAAGACATCGCTCGGCGAAGTCGTTGAAGAGATCGGCTATCAACTTCTGCCGGTCGCCGAAAAATTGGTTGGATTCTTACAAAAGAATCTGGTTCCCGCGTTGCAGGCTGCGGTCAGAGGTTTCAAAGATGAAGGCATAAGCGGCGCAATCAAATACTTTGCCGCCGCATTCGGTCAAACCTCAATCAGTGTCCTCAATTCGATTGAAGGCATGATCCTTGGATTCGTCAAGTTTGAACAAAAGATTGTTGATACTTTCAAAATTGGTTTTGCTGTCATTGACTTCTTTCGAGCATTCACAAGTGCGGTCACAGGCGGAGATGGAATCATCACAGTTGAACAGATGCTCATCAACCGAACAGAGAATGTAAGCAAAACATTCGATGATTTACGGGCATCAGTTCTAAACACTCGAATTGCGTTAAACCTTCAAGGTAACACTTTGTCAAAGTTCATTGATCAGACTGACAAGATTGGTGGCAAAGTATTGCCGAAGGTCAAAGAATCAACAGATGAATGGAATACTTCGCTTGATGATTTGAAGACGAAAGCTGGTGGTGCGGCGAAAACTGTTGAAACTTTCAAACAAAAGTTTGAAAAGTACACGAGCGCGTTGAAGTCGTCAACATCTGCACAAAAGGCGTTCACGAATGCGCAGAATGCGTCAACCAAAGCGCAACTTGGTTTGGATCAGGCAAACACTGATCTTGCGACGGCACAAGAAAACTTCAATCGTGCGGTTGCTGGATATGGTGTCGATTCTGCTGAAGCGAAAGCTGCTCAGCGTGAACTAGCCAAGGCTCAACGCAATGTTGCTCAGGCTGGGTTCAGTGTTGAAGAGGCCGTATTTGCGGTTCGTGACGCTGAATTGAAACTTGCCGAACTTAGAGCCGACCCGGCTTCAAGTGCGCAAGCAATTCGTCAAGCAGAGATTGATCTTGCTCAAGCGAAGTTGGCTGTTGCTGATGCAAGTGATGCCGAATATGAAGCGACGAACGGTTTGGAAAAAGCTCAACTTGCATTGAACGAGGCGGTAAGTGGTGCGATTGCAGGCTCGGCGACATATAACCAGTTCTTGGAAGCGTTGAATGATGCTAAAGAACGGCAAGAATCTGCATCAGAAGCTTTGACAAGTGCGCTTGAGCGCGAGACTGAGGCGTACACAAATCTGGCTGAGGCGATAGCGAAGGTTGCTGAGGCAGCTCGTACTATGCCGAACGCAAATCTTGCCATTCCGACTTTGCCGACTGTTCCTACACCGATGACAACGACTGGTGGTGGTACTTCGACTGGTGGTGCCGGTACGAACATCACGATCAATACGGGTCTTGGCACGAACGGTGTTGAGGCTGGTCGGCAGATTGTGGAAGTGTTGCAGTCATATTCGCGGATCGCTGGTAACAACTTCCTTGAGTTCGCGGTTGCGTAACCATGCCAAAGACATTGAAGTGGGGACAGGCATACTCGGTTCTGTTGGATGTCGGCGCGGTCGCTGACGCATTCACACTCAACTCATCAACACTGAACGGCACCGACACACTTAATGGTTCAACCGACTTTGTGGACGCAACCGAATATGTGCTATCGGTAGCGGTACAGCGTGGCCGCAACAGTCAGACCGACCAGTTCTCGCCAGGCACCTGCCGCATCTTGGCTGATGACCGTGCATCAGGCCGACTGTTTGATCCAGCGAACACCGCGTCAACCTGGTATCAAGGCTCGTTCGATCTGGCACCGAGACGAGCTGTAAAGGTTCTTGCCGGCACAGCCGAACTGTTCGTCGGTGCGATCACCGATCTTGACATCTCTTACGATATGCCGAACCTGTCGTTTGCTTCGATCACCGCAGCAGACGGGCTATACGAGCTGTCACGCACATCACTCACTGCATTCACACCATCATCACAACTCACCTCGGCTCGAGTGTCGGCGATTCTTGACCGCACCGAAGTTGCCTACTCAACCGCGCTACGAGACATCTCAACAGGTGTTGCGACCTGCGGCACAGTCGCTTATGCCGATAACACAAATACACTCACAGCGTTGCAATCGGTTGCTGTCGCGGAGGACGGTAGATTGTTTGCGGATCGACGAAACAAAATCACCTTCGACCCACGCATAGATTTCACCTTCTCAACTGCGATCGCATCATTCGGTGGCACCGCTACCAGCAACATTCCGATCCTGTCAATCGGTGTCGCATACGGTCAAGAAACACTATTCAACCGAATCCAAATAGATGTCGATGGTGGTGGCACAGCACAAGTCGCACAAGACTCCGCAAGCCAAACACAATACGGTGTCTCAACTTTGGCGTTCACCAATGTGCCACTCGTCAACGACGCCGCAGGCGCAACCCTTGCACAAAACCTATTGGACAAATACAAGGATCCGAAGCTCCGTTTTAATGAGATATCAACCAGCCTGAACGCTTGCGGTTCGGCACTCTGGCCGACCGTACTCACACTCGATGTCGGCGACCTGATATCAGTCACCAAAACCTATACGACCGGACTACCGCTAACCCGCACGGAAACCGTCTTCATCGAATCCGTCGCGCACGACATCACACCATCCGATCATCGGATAAGATTCGGTCTTGGTCAGGCACAACTCTTGACCGCATTCATACTCGATCAAGACGCACTTGACGATGTGGATGTTGGACTAGGATAGGAGAATTATGACAGCTCGCCAATCGTTTTCTAGTGGACAGACATTCACTGCGGCGCAGGCTAACGCACTCGCCGAAGCCAATCTTGCAGTGAACGCGCAAGGCACAGCAACCTCATATACGCTCGCACTTACCGACCCTGGCAAACTGATTACATTCACAGGTGCTGCAGCAACGGTAACTATTCCACTTAACTCTTCAGTCGCTCTTGCTGTTGGTGATCAAATAAATATCGCACAATTAGGCACCGCACAAGTCACAATCGGAACCGCATCAGGTGTCACACTTGTCTCTTCTGGATCTAAAACAAAAACAAACGGTCAATACGCAGTCGCAACTCTTGTCCAATACACGACAAACAGTTGGCTACTTCTCGGCAACATCTCAACCTGAGCCATGCAAATACTTGCAGGAGTTGATGCTGGAGTTACACCGGCACAAATAAGTGGCGGTCAAGAAACCGTAACTGTTGGCGGCTACAAATATGTTGTGTTCACTTCGTCAGGAACTTTGACAGTCAGTCAAAATGGGCAAGCCGAGGTGCTTGTAGTTGGTGGTGGTGCCGGTGGCGGTGCGGGTACTGGTGGCGGCGGTGGCGGCGGCGCAATCGAACCCGCGACTGGATATCAAATTTTACAGTTGACAGGCAATGTTACGGTAACGGTTGGCGCGCTTGGTGCAGGTGCAGCAACTAACAGCGTAAAAGGCACAAACGGTGGTACAAGTACTTTCAGTACTGTGTCGGCGTTAGGTGGCGGTGGCGGCGGCAGTAGCGGAACAACCGCCGGCGCAAGCGGTGGTAGCGGTGGTGGCGGCAGTCGGGCAACACCTGCCCCAGCAGGCGGCAGCGCGTCAGGTAGTAACACTTTCGCAGGCGCTACTGGTGGCACGGGTGCTGGCGCAACATCGGGCGGTGGTGGTGGCGCAAACGCTGTAGGCACGACAGGCACTAATTCGGTTATTGGCGGTGGCGGTGGCGCAGGCAAAACAGCAACATCGATTGACGCAAACTTGACCGCTGGAAACTTCCCGACAACTTTGACGAGCAACGGCACTTGGTCATCAGGTGGTGGCGGCGGTATAACCACAATAGGTAGTGGTGGAAGCGGTGGAACCGGAGCCGGCAATGGTGGCAACCCAACAAGCGTAGGTACGGCAGCAACTATGTATGGTGCAGGTGGTGGCGGTGGCGGTGCAAACGGCGGCGAAAAAGCAGGCGGCAACGGCAAAGGTGGAATCGTAATAGTGAGGGTCACTGTATGAGTAACTACGCAGAAATAGTTGAAAGCATCGTTGTCAATGTAATCGTTGCTGACGCAGATTTTGTAGCGACACAAACCGACAAAAATTATGTTTTATGCGATCGCGGCGGTATCGGCTGGACATACGACGGCACAAACTTTATTGCACCACAACCGTTTGCATCTTGGGTGCTTGATGAAAATTATGATTGGCAACCACCAACACCGAGACCTTCGACTGGTGGACCATACGAGTGGAGTGAAGAAGATCTTGAGTGGGTCGCCATCTAACTAGGTGGCTGATTCCGCTACCTGCGATCGTTTTGTCGTTCTGGCCGACGCTTGTTCGCGCCGAAGTACAGCCAGGTTTGCAGACGACCTATTACACGATTGACGCAATCCCACCAATCCAGTCGACTACCGAATATCCGATGTGCGGATCAGAGGTTGAGAACAATATCAATCGCAGTTATGACGGCGAACCATTCGAGGACTGCACCGGCGATTTGTTCATGGTTCACATGACAGGCTTCATCGACATACCTGAGCATGAAACGATTGAGTTCTGGTTGGCGTCAGATGACGGCGGCGAGATAACTATTGATGGCAACACATTCGGTGTTTGGTGGGATCAAGGATGCTCGGCCACACTCTCAGGCAATCTTGACATCGAGTCAGGCAGTCAGCCACTCGAATTGTGGATGTACGAAAACGGCGGTGGAACTTGTTTGATGTTGGCGTGGAAAATTGATGACGGTGATTGGGAGATGGTTCCGGACTCGGCGTTTACACAGCAGGCTGGTTCAACAACCACGACCACAACCACAACATCAACAAGCACCACCAGCACGACGCTTCAAGAATCCACCACAACGACTTCAACTTCTTCTTCCACAACTTCAACATCTACAACACTCCCTCCCACAACAACGACCACAACCAGCGAACCAGTTCAGTCAAGCACAACCACATCAACGACAAGTACCACGACAACGACGACCACAACTGTCGCACCAGCTCCGACAACAACGCAAGCACCCTATACGCCTCCTCAAACTACGACGACTAGCGAACCAGTCGCGTCAACAACTTCAAGTACAACGACCACAACTTCTTTACCTGAACCCGAAACCACAGTTGAAGAAACATCGACTACAACCTATCTGCCCGATCCTGATCCCATTGTTCCTGAATCTTCTTCAACTCTTCCCGCCGAAACAACGCCGCAAACAACACAGCCGACGCCAGAAACAAGTACGCCACAAACAACAGAATCAGAAGTAGAGAGTTCATCAACCACAACGCTACCCGAATTAGGTGAACCAATAAGCGATGAGAAGGTTGAAGAGATTCTGACCGAATTAAAAGATGCGCTACCGGCACAAATAGTCGCAGCCATCGAACAAGTTCTCGCAAGCAACATCACGACCGATCAGGCGGTGAATATTGCGTCGAGTCCTCAGGTGTTGGCGGCGATAACTCAAGACCAAGCCGAAGCGATATTCGAGCAGATCGTCGTAGAAGAACTCACAGTCGAGCAAGCCGACGAACTGGTCGCGGCCTTAAACGAAGCACCAACGAAAGTCAAGAAAGCATTCCAAGAAACAATCAATGTGTTTACGGGCTTGTTTGATTCATTCCAGATGGTGGGCCAGACGATACCTGTTGGTGAGCGTAGAACTTTGGTCGCCGTATCAAATACACTTGTGGCGGTAGGAGCAAGCCTGCGCAGAAGAGAAAACAAGTGATATCAAAACTTCGAGACGAACTGTTTGCCCTCGGCTTCACGCTAGGCGCATCAGCCATAACCATAATGACCCTCTCAGGAACCCTCCAAAATTGGGCGTTATTCTTCACATTCCTATCGCTCGCACTACACTTAGCAGGAGTATTAACGAAGGACGGAGAAGACCATGGTGCCAGAAGTGAAGATTAAACAGAACCCGACAATCGCAAAGTTCTTGGACCTTGGTCAAAGACTTGTCTCATTGTTTCTTGCCAATGCGCTACCAGCAATCACGACCGGTGCCGTCATCGGTATCTCGGTAAGTAAAGCTGCAATCATGGCTGGTGCGATGGCGGTCATCAAAGTTGTTTCGGCACTCGCCGAAGCATCAGTCGACGGAGAACTTGACAGCGAAGAAATCAAGCAAGCGTTCTCTGGAGCGAAAAAGAAGTGAACGCCAAGAACTGGCCGATCGTCAAAGTAACTTTGCCAGCAGACCTCAAAGGTGTGAAACCTGGTGAGGTGCCTGCGCATCTGTTGCGCGACATTCAACCTGAAGGCAAACTTCATTGGCGGGCAGCCGACGCATATCATGCGATGCGAGCCAAAGCATTGGCCGACAACATCAAACCATTCAAACCAACATCGGCAGGCGACACCTACCGTTCGCTCGCACAACAAACCACGGTGTTCTTGCAGAGATATCAGAAGCAACCGATTGAAGGCGCATCGACCCGTACTTGGGAAGGTGTGAAGTGGTACAAGAAGTCGCCGACCTTGGCATCACTCGCAGCACCTGGCACATCGATGCACAACCTCGGCATCGCAGTCGACATCTGGTCGGCAAGCGGACCACGCTTCGAATGGATGCTTGCGAATGTTCTTGACTTTGGATTCAGTTTCGAAGTGTTTCCAGAAGAACCCTGGCATCTTCGCTACACCGCAGGTGACAATGTGCCACCAGCCGTACAAGCATGGCTTGACTCCAAGAAGGCCGTGTGACATGGACGCCGGCTACGCAACCGTTCTCGCCGCAGCAGTAGCAACCTTCGGCGCAATCATCATCGCCTTGATGCAACTCAAAGGATTCCGTGAAGAAAACCGAGCCGACCACGCAGTCGTACAAAAGCGGCTTGACAACCTGATTGATATGGTCGGCAAACAAGGCGCACGATTAACCAGTCACCTCGACTGGCATCTAACCAAGGAGCCAAGCGGAAGTCTGACAAAGACTAAGCAGGTTGCGACACGCAAGAAGAAGTGACGGTCGTACTCGTCACCTGGCACGATGCGCACAGCGGTGCCGAATCGTGGATCAACATCAAAGACCTTGACACCGACCCAGCCGAAGTTGAATCAGTCGGCTTCCTACTCGCCACAGGCGACGGAGGCAAACCCGACCATGTCACGCTCTACCAATCACGCAACGAAGACTCCGTAGACCATGTTCTGCACATACCAGTCGGCATGGTCAAGAACATCAAAGTGTTGATGGATCTACAAATAAAAATCTAGAAACGGCTAAAGATAGCGGTCAAACCAGCTCATCGGCTAAGGTAGAACGGTGCGCTCCCCACTAGGGTTGATGTAGCACCGCAACCAGTCACCTCCTTCTGGTTGCGTCATACCTGCACTTAACGAAAGGACCACGATGCGCATCTTGACCGCAATCCTGGCAACACTCACAAGCCTCACAGTCAGCCTCGGCATAGCACAGGCAGTCTCAGCACCAACCCACTCCAGCGTCGCTGTAATCGCATTACAGCCTCTCTGGCAGGCAGACAGGCTTGATCCGATACAGCCGATCCGATACCGGCACGGCGACACCTCTTGGCTACCGTCGCTCGCCAAACAGGCAGGCTGGCCCGACCATGCCATCCCGAAATTGCAACAAATCGTGCTACGCGAAAGCGGAGGTTGCCCAAACCGAAAAGGCGGCGACATCGTCGACAAAGACTGCAACATCACAGGCGTCTCCGAATGGAACCATCGCTCCGACACAGGCTTGTTGCAGATCAACGGCGTCAACTACGACCCATCAAGAAACAAATGGGCTGCGGTCTGCCGAGAACTAAACATCTGCACACAAGACCCGCTACTCGACCCGCTCACCAACCTCAAAGCAGGTCTGGTGCTGTACCGCCTATCGGGTTTTGAGCCATGGAATCCTTGTAATTGGCGGGTCTGTAAAGCATCCACCACTTCTGTCCCATAATGCACTAGAACATAAATAGGCGAGTTACTAACCAAGGAGGAAAAATGAGACCGAAAGAAAAAATACTGTTTACAATGGCGTTCATATTCGCAGGATGGATGCTGTTGCTGTTCATGCCGCGACTACCGCAAGAAAATCCAGCGAACGGCGTAGAGATATTTGTTTACGCAATCGTGAACTTCTTTGCAATGTTCCATGTCAATCGTTGGTTCAAAGATCTTGAACGATGAGCGACTACGGAATTGTTGATGTCTGGTCGGAGTCGAAGAATGTATTCGAACTGCTCCGACCAGAATGGCAACAGTACGGCACATGCCGTGGCGAAGGCACCGATATCTTCTTTCACGAAAGATATTTGCATGCGGTGCGTGAAGCGAAGAAACTTTGCGACATCTGCGTGGTGCGCCAAAGTTGTCTAGACTTTGCAATCAAGAACGATTGTGTCGGCGTGTGGGGCGGACTGACAACAGTTGAACGAAGAAACGAGATACGACGACGAAGGAGATCAGGCGACTATGTCAAATCCACAAAGAAGAAAAGGTACGCGCGCCGAATTGATGGTGGCGAAGTTCTTCCAAGACCACGGACATCCGAGAGCTGAACGATCTAGGTCAGGCTGGTCAGATGACCGTGGCGATATAGACGGCGTCAAGGATCTGACCGTAGAAGTCAAAGACCAACGCCGACACGACATCGGTTGCTGGTTGAAAGAACTGGAGATTGAGCAAAAGAACCGTGGCACAAACCATGGTGTTTGCGCAGTCAAGAAACAAGGCGCAGTCGAAGTAGACACCTGGTATGCAATCATGACGATGACCGAGTTTCTTAAACTTTGGAACGCCTACAAGAAAATTGATGACAGTCCCGCATCCGCGCACACCGATCCGATATAGTTCAAACCAACAAAGATTCCCAAGAAAACTAGGAGGCCTGCACATGCTCGAAGAAACCCGACAAGAAGCACCGAAAGATCGGTGGGGTCGATACCTCGTCACCACACCTGACGGCAAACAACGCGGCTACACACGAGTCACAACAATCGCAAAAGCACCAGACGACGAAGCCGCATTGAAACAATGGGCGAATCGAATGGTCGTCACCGGACTAATACAACGCTCCGACCTACTTGCGCAAGCATCAACAAAACTTGACGACAAGAATGCGTTGAACAGAATCTGTGAAGAAGCAATCACCGCAGGTGGCGGATCAGCCCGCGCCAACCTCGGCACAGCATTACACGCAGTCACCGAAGCAGTTGACCTCGGCAAGAAACCACAAATCCTGCCAGGCTTGCAACCCGACATCGATGCCTACACGGCGACACTCGCCAAGTACGGCGTTCACATCATGCCGAACTACATCGAATCGGTGGTCATCAATGACGACTCAGAATATGCAGGCACATTAGATCGCATAGTCGAGGTGGATGGCCGAATGTACATCGCCGACCTCAAAACCGGCACCGACCTCACCTACTCGTGGCGGTCGATAGCAATTCAGTTGGCTGCATACGCCGACGCGCAATGGATATACAACTATCAGACCGCTGAGCGAATCAGCTTGCCGATGATCGAAAAAGACCGTGCCATCGTGTTTCATCTACCAGCAGGTGAAGGACGCTGCGACCTGTACTGGGTTGACCTCAATGCAGGCCGTGAAGGTTTGGCACTCGCGCTCAATGTTCGTGCTTGGCGTAAACGCAATGATCTGAACGAACGCTTTGAAGAAGCCAAGATTGTCAAACTTGACACAGGTCTTGATAAGCGTCGCGACTGGATGACCGCACGAATCAAACATCTACCAGAGAAGGCACAGAAGATGTTGCGCTCACTGTGGCCTGTTGATGTGCCGAAACTTGGTGAAGCCGACAACGAACAAATAGACCTACTGATTCGCATTGTCGGTCTGCTTGAAGCGGAACACAATGTGCAGTTCTTTGAAACAGATCCAGCGACAAAGGTTGGTCGCAAGAAGGCAAAGAAATGACCGACACATTCGAAGGCCGAACATACGACACCGGCGTCGATCGAACCTGCGTCCTGCAACTGCAATCAGACTTTGACTCTTTACGACCACACCAACGCGCAATGCTCAAGAAGATTGCGACCGAATGCACCGAATACGGTCACTCGATCTCACTAGATCAACTCAAATCGCATCGCAGATACCAGATAGGACGAGGGTTAGTTGACCTCATAATGTCTGATAACTGTGACGAACTCCTGATCACGAGTCTCTGCCACTCGATTCAGGGTGTGTTATTCAAAACGGCAGGCGGTGCCATCGGGCATCTTGACGCAGCGTGTGCAGAACAGTTCGCTGTTATGTGTCGCGCTATTCGTTGGGATGAACAAGACATCGTGTGGAACACATCAACGGATTCCTTCGGATTCCCAAGCAAAGAAAAGGTAGGTAAGTAATGTCAGATGAACAAGATCTCCTCGCAGGAGGCGGACCCAAACTTCCAAGTTTGAAGTTCGAGAAGATCGGTGATGTACATTCAGGCATCGTCACAGATGTCAAGAAACTGGAAGACCGAGATCCGGCAGGTGTCGCCAAGACATGGCCGAACGGTGATCCACGCTTCGTGTATGTCATCACACTGAAGACAGAAAAAGAAGGCGACGCCAATTTGTGGGCGCGTGGTGCAATGATCACCGCGATCCGCGAAGCAGCGAAGCAAGCATCCGTCACCGAGTTGACCGGCAATCGAATCTCGGTCAAATACTCAGGCGACGGAGAAAAGAAGGCAGGCTTCAACGCACCAAAGCTGTTCGCAGCCAAGGTTGAGAAGGTTGCCACAGACGACCGCTGGTAGGCGATAAACCCAAGACTTGAACCTTACTTTGCGTCACTAGGGAGACGCAGAGTAAGGTTCTTGTCCTACCAACGGAGGTTGATATGACCAAGAAAGATATTCAAGACGCAATAGCGTTCCTAGAAAAGATGTTTGTCGGTGTTGGTGATCAAGACCGATTGTTCAATGTGATAGCAGCACTCAAAGAAGAATTAGCAAGGAGAAACAAAAGATGACCGGCGATACATTCGCGATGAGCCAAGAAATAATTGAGTTACAAACCCGTGTCGCCGAACTATCAGTCGCACTCGAGCGTGTAACCGAACAGCGTGACAACGCCGTTGACGCGGCCGAATCACTACACGAAGAACTAGAAGCATGTCGTGACCGAATCAAATCACTCGGCGGACAACTAGACCGACTACGCATCCACATCCAACAAGGAATCGAACTGTGATCACCATCGGCATCAACACCTACATCGTCTGCCAACTATGCGACGGTCAAGTCCGACTCGACCCGCAACGCATCACAGGCTGCCTATGCGACCCAGACGCACCAACCTGGGTTGGCATCGAACCCAACGGCCGACTACTGGCATTCAGCCAATCCAAATACGAGATCGTCACCAACAAGATAGATCCACGAAATGAACAATTCCTTCGTGGCTTGATAGGTGACGAGGCATATCAAATCATTGAAGACAGTGATGGTCTTAAATGAAAACTGAATCAGTTGGAGCAGACATCCTGCTCGAAGCACACCAACTCGTCACAGGACCACGCAACGAAACCTACGGCGATGTCGTAGACGACTACACCAAAGTTGTCACCATCTTTGAATCCTTGACCGGCATCAAACTCTCCATCTCCGACGCACTGCTGTTCATGGTGTCAATCAAGATGGCACGACTCCGCACCAACCTTGACCGCAACCGACTACACCACGACTCACTACTAGACGCGCTCGGCTACCTCGGCCTACTCAACCAGGCCTACAACGATCTACCATTCCCTCGCACCGTGGCGGAACGATAATGGACGCACGACTCTGCGCCTGCCTACCAAACCGCATCCTCCCACAAAAACCTGTCTGCGGAGAGAAACTCGACGATGACGATGAATGAAGACCAAGATCCGCTAGACGACCGCATCAAATACTTCATCGAGTCACAGGTTGACGCCGACAATGTATGCACCGCCTATGTGCTGGTCGCAACGATCCAAAACTATGTGACCACCGAACAAAAGTTTTTTACGATATGCCCGCCTGAGCAGGTCACATCTACTACTATCGGGTTGCTCGAATCAGCTTCGGCTGCCGAGAAGTTGAGGATAGCAAGACAGTTACTCGAAGACGATTGACCATAGGAGGTCTGCACAATGGACAAGACAAGCAAACAAATCATTCAAGGCTTGATGAACGAATTGGCGATAGAACGCCAGCTCGCCGACCAGCTCGCCGAAGCACTCATCGAAGGCGGCATGGACAGACAGTTCGCCGCACTGACATTCCATGAGATCACACGCAACGGATTCATGTACCCAGGCATCAAAGTCGGTGACTCACCAGAGTCAAAGCCGAAGAAGCAAGCCAAGCGTGGCAAGCGTTCACCGAACCATCCGTCCGTGCAATACAAGTGGGCGCGACCCGATCACAAGAACCAAGACTTCTGGATTCAATTCCAGCAAGACAAATCATACGACCAAGATAAGGAGAATGAATAATGAAACAGATATACATCAACACGATGCTCGGCACAACCCGCATCGACTACGACCCGAACGACCCGAGAGACATAATCATCAACGCAACAATCTGCAACATCGACGAAGTCGTATTTGACTACATCGAATCAACAGACATCGGCATCCAACCAGAAGACATCGAAGTGTTCAACATTGAGACTGGTTGCACCACGCCACTTGTCAAACAGTGACCACTAGAGAACAAGCAAAGAAGTTCTTCTGCTTCCCAGCGAAGAAACTTATAGACCTGTGGCCACCGGACACACACGCTTCCTTGTTGGCGGATGTGTTCGGTGTGTCACGAGGAACCATCTGCCGATGGCGAAACAATCAAGACGCAGCATTAACGCTGTGGCAAGCAGACAAGTACGCAATCAAAATAGGAATGCACCCACAAGAGATATGGACGGACTGGTATGACAAGCAATGAGCAACACTTCAAACGAGACGCATGGCTATCAGGCAGACATCGAGTGTGGGGTCGGGATGTACCGGCGATGGACTTGGACTTCATCCTCGCCGAATACGACCGATGCCTGCCGATGGCATTGATTGACTACAAACATGAACATGGTGTGATCAACTTCCAATCCGCAAACATCCGAACACTCACCGCACTCGGCGACATGGCAGGACTACCAACCTTCATCGTCCGATACGGCCACTCCAACCAATCAGGCTGGTGGGGCGAAGTCGAAGAGAACTCGGTGCCATGGTTCCAAATCATCCCACTCAACAGCCACGCACACACCGCAGGCGTACCATCAAACGACGACAACGCCAAAGTCACCGAACTTGTATTCGTGACTTGGTTGTATGAGTTGCGTGGTCGTAAGATACCGCAAGACATCGCCGACATCCTAAACAAATAAACAAAACCCAAGGAGGGTTGAATGAGCGTTCTACAGACTGCACTCGCATACGCCAGCAAACAAGTCAGAGTCATACCAATCAAGCAAGGTGAGAAGCGGCCACCGATGCAAGGCTGGCAAAACGCCGCCACAACCAACCCAGCCACAATCCGACAATGGTTTGAAGGACAGTTCAAAGACTGCGGACTCGGTATCGCAACAGGCGAGTTCCGTGACCGCTACCTAGTCGTCATCGACATAGACGACCGCGAAACCTACAAAGGCTCAGACACACTCAACGACCTAGAACAACTACACGGCAAACTGCCAGACACAGTCGAAGTCATCACAGGCTCCGGCGGAAGACACATCTACTTCCTCACCGACCAACCAATCCGCAACGAAGCATCAGGCCGACTCGGTGTCGGTATCGACATCCGTGCAATCGGCGGACAAGTCCTCGCACCACCAACAGTTCATCCGAACGGCAGAACCTACGAATGGGTTGAAGGTAAATCAATCGCTGAACACAGACCAGCCGACATGCCACTGTGGATGGTGCTGATACTCACAGCCAAACCCGCCGAAGAAACACCACCAGCCACACAACCCACACCGATCCTGCTCGAAGAAGACGGACCAGCATCCCGCTACTGTGCCGCAACCACATGGCCAGAACTACTCCGCCAAGACGGCTGGACACTCGCACACATCGACCAAGCAGGCGAAGCACACTGGGTCCGACCAGGCAAAGACATCAGAGAAGGCACCTCAGCCACCACAGGATGGCAAGGCAAAGACATCCTCAAAGTATTCACCACAAGCATCCCAAGCCTGCCAGCAGGCGCATACACACGATTCGGCTACACCGCAGCCATGCACCACGGCAACGACCGCTCAGCATTCGCCAAAAAACTTTTACAAGAAGGCAAAGCACTCGTACCCGTCACACAACCCGCCATCACCGACAACATCCTCATCAACTGGCAAGACTTCTGGAACCAATCATTCCCAGCCGAAGACTGGCTCATCGAACCCATCATCCCACGCAACCAGCTCGTAGTCATCTTCGCACCAGGCGGAACAGGCAAATCACTACTCGCGCTCTACATCGCAGCCGCACTCGCCACAGGCAAAGAAATCTTCGCCGAACCCAAACCACCAACCAGCGTCCTCTACATGGACTACGAAATGTCCCAAGCCGTACTCTATGAACGACTCACCGCAATGGGCTACGGCAAAGACACCGACCTATCCCGACTCCACTACGCCTCACTCCCACCAATCGGATCACTCGACAAACCAGAAGGAGCAAAACAAATCTGCGACCTAGCACGAGCATGCCAAGCCGAACTCGTAATCATCGACACCTTCGCACGAGCAGTCGAAGGCGCAGAGAACGACGCAGACACAGTCCGCAACTTCTACCGCTGGACAGCCATGAACCTCAAACAAGAAGGCCGATCACTCATGCGCATAGACCACGCAGGCAAAGACCTCAAAAAAGGCGCACGAGGCACCAGCGCAAAGAACGACGATGTCGACCTCGTATGGCAGATGACCAAAGTAGACGGACGCCTAGTCCTAATCCGACAGAAGCACCGGCACACCTGGATACCCGAACGAATCAACCTCATCATCCACGACCAACACAAAATGTTCACACAAGACATCCAAGGCGGCGAACGACTAACCCAAGCTCTTAAGATGCTAGAAGAACTCAACATCGACCCAACCATCAGCCTCGACGCCATGTGGGCAGAAGTCAAAGAACGCGCCGAAACCATCTACCATGTCGTCCGCAAAACAGCCCGACAAGCCCACACACAACGCCGAGAACAGATGCATGACCCGCTCTTTGAACAGTTCTAAATCGCACGGCGTGACACGGCGTGAAACAGGTGCTTACGCCGTCACGCCGACCATGCACGGCGTGAACACGGCGTACGCCGTTTATGCCCGCAAAGCCTTATATTCATTGAGTACGATAGACGGCGTGAAACACGGCGTGAAACACAATTTGTCACATACGCCGTCACGCGCCAAGTATTACTTGGCGTGACGGCGTGACCATGCCTGGCGCACCACTATGACCATCTCTAGACCATGTCTCCAATGCGGCAAACTCACCACCAACCCACGCCGATGCCCAGACTGCCAAACCACATACAACCGACTCCATCCAAAGCCCAAGCGACCTCATTACTCAGGCAACTACCAAGCACGAGCCAAGGCCGTGCGCGACTCTGCTCAGTACTGTTGGATCTGTCTCGAAGGCGCACGACAAGACGACCCGTGGACCGCTGACCACATCATTCCTGGTGACAGCGACAGCCCACTTCTTCCTGCGCATCGGTCGTGCAACTCGCGACGCGGCGACGCGAAGTAGGCGGGATACACAGATGGAGGGTGGGTCAAAAGTTGCGACCTACAGGTGGGCATGACAGA